TGTAAGCCGCGCCAAAAAATGGGACGTCCGGCTTATTGAAAGAGATGGTAACCCAATTGGGGCCATTTTTGAAAAAGACGGTGAAGTCCACTGTTCCATATTGCCAGAATGGCGGCGGCGATGGCTGACAAAAGGGCTTTTGCGTCAGATTGTTGGCGGCCCTGCGTTTCATACGCGTGTGGACGACGGGCACGACTATATGTATGGTATTCTAGAGCGTTTGGGCATGACGCGCGGTCCTGACGGCGTTGTGAGAAAGGTATCATAATGGGTTGGGGTAAAGCGGCGGAAGCCCAGACGCAGGGCATTCAACAGAGCATGATGGCTCAAATGCTGGCGGCGCAACAGGGCGCGCAGGCGCTTCAGCAGAGCCAGAAACAGGCCGAAGTTGCCTATCAGCCCTATCAGCAGTTTGGCACGGAAGCCACTAATAGACTGGCTGTTCTTATGGGGCTTCGCCCTGGCGAGGAATCCGGCGCGCTCATGCAGCAGCCCACTATTGCTCAGCTTCAGATGGACCCCGGCTACGCATTCCGTGAGCAGCAGGGAATGCAGGCCGTTAATCGTTCCGCCGCCGCAGCAGCAGGGCTTCAGTCGGGTTCAGCGTTAAAGGCGGCGCAGCGGTTCGGGCAGGACATGGCCAGCCAGGAATATGGCAATGCCTACAACCGGTTCATGCAGAACCGTCAGAATCAGATTGGGCTGCTTCAGGGCGGCGTCGGAACGGGTTTTGGCGCGGCGCAGGGCATCGGCAACGCGGCCATGAACACCGGGACTAATCTGGCGAATGTATATGGTAATCTGGGCCAAGGATTGGGCCAAGGTTACGCGGATGCGGGCGCGGCGCGGGCTAGTTCTTATATGGCCCCGACAAACATGCTTGCACAGGTTCTTGGCCAAGGCATCCAAGCCGCCGGATACGCTTACGGGAGGCGGTAATGGTCGTCCGATATACTCCTACGCCGGAATTTCAGTTTCCGAACGTCAATTTTCTTGGCGCAATGGCGCAGGGAGAGGCGTCGCGGCTCCAAGAGTTGCAGCAAGAAAAACTGGCGCAGCAACTTGAGCTTCAGCGGACGGCGGCGGGCTATGCAGCCAATAGAGACGCTCGCGCGGCTGAAAAAGAAGAGCAAGAAAAGCTTAACCGTGAATTTGATCTTGCGGCTAAATACAAAGATCAATTTAACACGGAGGTTTCTAAGCTCAACCCTCGTGCACCTAATTTTCAAGCCGGCTATGACGCACTCTTGCAAAAATATACGCCACTTGCCCCCACTTTGATGGCTAATGTGCCTAAAACGCATACGCCAGAGTCGTGGCAATCTTTTATTAGTGGCCATGATGACCTTATGAAACAGCTTTCTCCGACCGAAACTGAAACGGTCGTTGACGGCGTGCGCGGCAAAGCTCTGTTCAGAACAGACCCATTTACGCAGCAGCGGACTATGGTGGCGGATTCATTCGTTCCCGCAAGAGAAAAATGGTCGCCTGTTCGCAGCGAAAAACAAACAATTGAATATTATCAAAATGAATCGGGCACAAAAATATTAACGCCCGAAGAATATAAAGCTATGGCTACATCTCAGGCTCAACCCATAGCATCACGCGGGCAAGCAGGCGCGTTTCAAACGCCGGTCGCTTTAACGCCGCCCGCTGCGGAGCCTATGAATCTCGTTAATCAGGCTAAGCAAGGCGTTGCCAAAGTTGAAAGCGGCGGCAATTATGGCGCTATTGGCCCTGACGTTAAGCGCAAAAGCGGCGCGGTTGATAATGCCTATGGCAAGTATCAGGTTATGGGCGCGAACATTCCGTCGTGGACCAAACAGGCTATTGGCCGCAGTCTCACCCCGCAAGAGTTCTTGCGTGACAAAGACGCGCAAGAAGCCGTTTTTGAAGATCAGTTCAAACGCAACATTGCTAAATACGGCTCGCTTGAAGACGCCGTATCGGTCTGGTTTTCGGGCCGTCCGTTGGCGCAGGCCGCAAAAGCCGGCGCACGCGACGTAAACATGGGCGTTAGCGACTATGTCAGTAAGGTCATGGCTGGTAGCGTTGGCCCTTATCAGGCCAATAAAACGGTGCCTTTGACAGGCGAACGTCCGTCGCTCAGAGCGCTACCGGCTGAACCTATTAACGCGCTCGCGCCGTCTGTTGCGCCCGTAAATGCTTTTGCCGCGCCGGCCTCTGTAATGCCGGTTGTGCAACCGCCTGTTCCTTCTATGGCTGCCGCGCCTGAAGATACTGCCGTGCGGCAACAGAAGTTTATTGCTACCGCGCCTCTTGGCCAGACGGCCAAATACAAAAGCAAGGTTGAACTTGAGAATATGCTCACCAATTTTGGCAACGAGATAGAATATCTCGTTGAGCAAGGCGGTGTGCCTAGCGTCAAGAACACACCGGCTAAGAACGCGGAAATCTCCGCCGGCTCATCGTGGCTTGGTCAGGCGTATGGCCGCTTCACGGGTTCTCCAATTCAATCAACCCGCGATACGGTTGATAGCATTCGGCAAAACCTTGTGTCGGTCTTGGCACGTGCAACGGGCAAAACAGCGCAAGAACTTAACTCTAACTTTGACGTCAAGAACGCCATTAAGGCGCTCGGCGATCCGAAGGCGACGGTCGAGTCTGTTCGCGCCACGTTAAATAATCTCAACAAAACATTTGGCACAAATGTAGATATTTCCGGTTCTTCGGCTAAGTCTGAAAGCCGTCGACAGATTGAAGCGGCCAAAGCGGCTCCTTCAGAAGCGGCTGGCATCCCGCCGGCGGCGATTGAAGAGTTGCGTGCTAATCCGGGCACGGCAGCGATGTTTGACGAATACTTTGGCGTACCAGGCTTGGCGGCAAAGATTTTGGGGCGCTGAATGGAAAACCCATACTCTAAATACGCCAAACCTTCTGAAAACCCATACGCGAAATATGGTAAGCCTGAAGATTTGACGCTTGGCCGCGCTGGCGAAGTCGCTTTAGGTGAAGCGCTTCCTACCGCTGCGGCGGCGGGGCTTGGCGGTTTAGCGGGCGCGGCGCTTGGCGCGGGGGCGCTTCCGGCGGCGGCTTTAGGCGCTACGGCGCTTGGCGCGGCGGAATTGGGCACGTCGCTTTACAATCTAGCCGCGCCGACTCTTGGTGCGCAGCCGGTTCGCACTCCGGTTCAAATGTTCCAAGAAACTTTCACGCCGTCTTACATTCCTAAGACCGGCCCAGAAAAAGTCGAGGCTGGTTTAATTGGTGGCGCTCTTGGTGGGTTTACGCAAGCGCGAGGCGCTAATGCTCTGTTGCGGTATCTCATGCCCGAAACGCGGGGGGCTCGCATTGCCGAAGGTTTTGCAGCGGGTCCAGCAGCACAAACAGCCGCTGGCGCTGTCGGCGGGGCTGCGCCTGAGTATTACAAAGAAGTCGCAGGCGGCCAGAACCCTTATTTTCAATTTGGTCTTGGCGTGCTAGGCGGCGGCGTGGGCGGCCGCGCTATGGGGGCCATTGAGCGTGGCGTAACCGGAGCAATCCCGACGCTGGCGCAAAATATTGAGTTTGGCGCAAAAGAAATGGGCCAAACGGCGCGTAATCTGCGTGCTGAAGCCTATTCATCGGGCGCTAAATACGACGCTTCGGCCTACGATTCGCTTGTAAGAAAAATGGCTCAAGACTTTGCGGACCAATATCAATGGAGCCCGGCCAAAAAATCGCGGTTTGGGGCCATAAACGATGTTATGACCGACTTAACTTCGGCCACGGGTAAAGACGTGTCTATGGCAGACATACACGGTCTGCGCAAAGACGCCGGCGCAGTATTTCAAAATCCTAACGCTACGGAAGTCGAAAAGGCTATGGCGCATGATGTCATAGATCGCATTGATCTGTTCCGTAACGAGCCTATGAACGCAATTCCCGGCAAGGAGTTAGCGGCGGCTAAAGGCACGTCAGACCTTACTAAGTCTATAGAGGCTGATGCGCGGCTGTTTAGAAACGCCGATGTTCAAGCGGCGATGACCGCCGCTAAAGAATCTCCTAATTTTGCGACGGGGGTAAAACAACAGTTTACGGCGCTTAAAAAATCAGGCGCGTATAAATCTTTTACGCCAGAGCAACAAAAAATAATTGATGATCTAGCCAAAGGCCGCACGTCATCAAGCGCGATAAATTTTATGTCCGCTTTTGCCCCTAGCTTTAGTAAGACAGGATTAGCTGAAGCTGGACTTACTGCTGCGCCTTTTGCAGTCGGATTCATGCCGGACGAATACCGCGAGCGTTTTTTATTGGATGATTATGCTCGTCTTGGTGCATTAGGGGCTGTCGGGGGTGCAAGTCTGGGAATGCTTGCCAAGAATAGACAGACTGCTAACGCTATGCGCGCTTCGCAGCAGCTTCAGGCAAATGTCCTTGGAAACGTAGCGCGGCCTCCGGTCAATTACGCTAACCTTCCGTCGCTGGCAACGGCCGGTGCACAAGGATTGATGTATCAAGGCCAGAACGCCATGGCCAATCCGTATGCGCGATTTACGAGGCAATGATGGTCGAATATCAAGTTCTTTTTGACATCGCTATCGGCATTATCGGCGTAATGGGCGGCTGGACACTTAACACTGTCTGGGGTGCTGTCCGCGATCTTCAGAAGGCCGACAAGGAGTTGGCCGAAAAGGTTGGCGAAATTGAAGTTCTCGTCGCCGGCCGTTATATGACGCGCGTTGAGTTCAACGACACGCTTGGCCAAGTGTTTGCCAAGCTCGATAACATCCGTGACATGCTCGCAAACAAGGCAGACCGATGAAGCTCAACGCCACCAGCATCCGCCGCATGGCCGGTGTCGATCCGCGCCTCGTCGCGGTTATGAAGGCCGCACGCGCCGCCAGCCCAATTCCGTTTGAAATCACCGAGGGTCTGCGCACCCGCGAACGCCAGGTCTATCTTGTCCGCACGGGCAAAAGTCGCACAATGAACAGCTACCATCTGCGCGGCAAGGCCGTCGATGTCGTCGCTATGCCCGGCGGTAAAGTCTCATGGGACTTGGCCGACTATCGCAAGATCAACGCCGCCGTGCAGAAGGCGGCGAAAGCCGCTGGCGTGACGATCACTTGGGGCGGCACGTGGAAAAGCATAGTTGATGGGCCTCATTGGCAAATTGAGGGATAGCCATGATTGCCGCGACAAAACTCCTTGGCGTGATCTTTGCCGTTACGTCGATGCTGTTGGCGGCGCTGTTCGGCTTTGCCAGCACCTTGTCGCTGAACTCACCGGACGCCCGCGAGCGCCGCGATGCAACAATCTCGGCTTTCTGGTCGCTCGTCGTTATCGGGCTATGCGCCGTCCTGCTCATCACGCTATCTGGCTGTATGTCGGTAAAAGAACTATCGTGTTTGGCGCGCGACAATACGTCGCGGCCGTGCAACTAGGAGATTGATATGTTGACAAACTGGATGACGACGATCCCTGGCGTCCTGCTGCTGCTGCGCGTCTTGTGGGAAGCCTGGTCGACCAAGACGGTCAATTGGGCCGATCTTCAAAATGGCCTTATCGCTATCGGTCTAGTCGCCGCTAAGGACTTCAATGTGACCGGCGGCACCAAGCCCCAGGATTGAAAGCGGCAGGCTGAAATTGCCAAACCCAAGACCGTTGAAGAAACCGCTGCTGATCTTGATGCTGGCCGGTTTTAGCGGATGCAAATCGACCAGCGAAAGATGTCCTCCGCTGGTCGACTATTCGGCAGAACGCCAGACCTTAGCTGCCAAAGAGTTACGCCGGCTCCCCGCGAATAGCGAGGTCGCTAAGCTGGTCGTCGACTATGGAAAGCTCCGCGCGGCGTGCCGGCTTTAGGTCTTTCTTGCGCTTGTAGCCAATCTCAGCCGCCGTGCCGGCCTTTGACTGAAGATAGTCCTCGGCAAACGTCGCGGCGAACAGTTCGTAGTTCACGGCGTCAATATGGCTGTCGAGATGCGTAGGAGACGCAAACGCGCGGGCGTTCTTAACGCAAGCCAGGATGATGGCGATTTCGTAAGGGTGAAAGTCTCGGCCTAGCCTTAGCGTGGCGATATCAGCGGCAAGCTGGAAATTTGACTCGATCCCGCCGTAGCCTTCGCCGCGCTGGTCAATGATCTTAGCCGCTTGGCTAAGCAGTTCGTGAGGATTCATCTATACTCTCCAAGAGTTCCGCCCGTTCGCGTAACATGCGCAGCACCGTGTAGCGTTGGTGCAACCGCACTAAGACCGTGGAGCGTCGGGTGTCCCGCTTCTCGGCTTCCAGAAGGTCCAAGACCTCCTGTTCGGTCAGATCGGCCAACCGATCATTAAGCTCTTTCCATGTCAGATAGTTCGGCAAGGGCCAACTCCGCTAAAGACTTCTTGTCGTGTAACGCGCTGAAGATACGCTCGTCAATAGTTTTATTACACATCAGCACATAGCACCAGACATCTCGGGTCTGGCCGCTGCGGTGCAGCCGCCCCACGGTCTGCTCGAACAGTTCCAGTGACCATGGCAGGGACAAGAAGATGATTTTGTTGCCGCCGAACTGAAGGTTGAGCCCGTGGCCGGCGCTCTTGGGGTGAATGGCTAGAAGCTCTATTTCCCCTTTGTTCCAGTTTTCAATTGCGTTGTCATCGTCTATCGTGGAAAGTTTATACCGACGCTGAAGCTCGGCTAACTCTTCCTTGTAGTTGTAGACGATGATGGTGTTGTCGCGCTGGTTTTCGTCGAGGATGTCTCGGAGGGCGTCAAACTTGTGATAGCCAAACCACTGAGCAGCGCCTTGGCCATCATAAGCGAAGCCGGAGGTAAGCTGTTGAAGTTTGTTTGTGAGAGCAGCCGCCGTTGGAGCCGTGATCTCTTCATGCACATATTCCTTCTTCATGTTCTCGTAAGGCGTGCGGTCATCTAGATCGCACCGCATCTCGACGACGTGGAGCGGCGGCAGCTTGTCCTTATACTCGCCAGGCTCCAGCACATAGGTTGCCGGCTTGATGGTATTCATGACCTTGGGCAGCGCGTTCGGCAACGGCTCCCACTGGCCGTAGTCGCGGTTTGTGCAGTAGAAATACCGTTGCAGAAACGCGCCCTTGCTACGGCCAAGCAACGTCTGATCGACGACTTTGCATTGGCCGAACACATCAATCAGCCCATTCGATGTAAACGATCCGGTTAGCCCCCACCTGATCTTGAATTGGTCGAGGATTTTGAGAAGATGTTTGAATCGTTTGCCAGACGGGTTTTTCAGCCGCGTCAATTCGTCGAAGACGATGCCATCAAAGCCAGCCGGATCGACGGAGGGGATGTTATCGTAGTTGGTGACAACGATGTCGGCGGCCGAATCAAACGCTTTCTTGCGTTGCGCGGGCGTGCCAACGGCGACGGCGATGTCGAACGTCTCGGCCCATTTGCGCCCCTCTACCGGCCAAACGTCCGTGCAGACGCGCTTGGGCGCAAGGACCAGCCAGCGGTCGCAATGTCCGCGCACGGTCATCTCGGTCATGGCGGTCAGCGTGATCGCCGTCTTGCCCGCGCCGACTGGCGCGAGGATCATTGCCCGATCATGGGCGAAGAGGAAATCGGCGGCTTCGTGTTGGTATGGTCGCAAATCCATTCGTCGACATCCTGTGTTGACCATAGGCAGGCGTAGTTCTGGTTCATTTCGCGCATGTCGGACGCAAAACGTTGTTGCAACGGCGATAACTTGCCGCCGGGGCGCTTCAACTCGACAAAATGTGTGGACCCGTCCGCAAAGCAGACGACGCGATCACTTACGCCGCGATTCGACGGCGAAACAAACTTATATGCTTTGCCGCCAACGGCTTGCACACACTTCACAAAATATTTTTCGATGTCTTTCTCAAGCATTGTCTTCGTCCGCAAAGACCTCGCATGATTCTTCGCACCCAGCGCCTACATCAAAATCTGGGTCAAATACCGATGCATCGTCGTCAGCGCGGTTAAATCGGGCTTTCTTTTTTTCATATTCAACAAAAAGATCTTCAACGGACATATTTCCACGAAAAAAAGTGCGCCGGTAATCGGCAGGTAGAGGATCGCGCCGTGTTGTTGGATCTTTTAAAAACTCGGGGCCGACCTTGCCATAAAGGCGTTCCATGCGTTTTGGAAAATCATAGGCGCTCGGATTTTCGTCAATTATGGTGAGATGTTTCCGAAGTGATTTTTTCCAGCACCATTTGCAATTACCTTGATACCCTCTTAATTGCAGGCGAAATGGTTGGACCCCCCACCAACTATTTATCTTAGGCTTAGTCATCGGATGAGGGCTGATAAGTGGATATACAATACGGCGCTGTGCCGCTGCTGCCGACATGCGGTCAATCTCGTCGGCGCGTATTCCTATCGCTAAATCATAAGAGCCTAATGCCCACCCACAAGATTTAGCGTATGCTTCAATAGGCTTTTGTTTAAGGTTGCGGGTGCAATCCTTGAATTTAGCGTTAGGTATGCCGTATTTTTTGATCGCGTCTTCAAACGGCGTTCCGTCGCGCGAAGCCGTGTCAAAATTTACAACTTTAAATCCTGCTGCTCGGCGGGCTCCGTGAAATTGAATTGCTTCTATCCATACAGTTCCAAAACCAAAATGCGCGTCACAACATCTAACAAATTCAAGAGTTTGTTCGTTTTCTTGGCCTGTGTTAGCAAACACAACCAAGATTTCGTCATATTGATTCTTCCAATTTTGAAGAATCCAATTTGTCATGTAAGCCGATGTTTCTCCACCAGAAAAACTTATCAATAGCCGTTTCATCGCGTCCTCCATGAAATTATTTCTTGCACACCCGTAAAAGATTGTCTAGTGTCCGAATCATAGAAAGGTAAGGTCATGTCACACAGCAACATCGTCGGCGGTTCGACCGCCAAGCGCCTCATTAAATGCCCCGGGTCGCGCAAGCTTGTGGTGGAAATGCCGCCGCAGCCGTCGAGCAAATACGCCGAAGAAGGCACGCGCCTCCACAACGCGATGCACATGATCTTGTCGCATGGCGACCGTGTGGAGGATTACGAGAACAACGAAAAGCTCATGTTCGCGCTTGACGCGCTGGACCAGATCGACCCAGATAAGCGCCTTGAGTTTGCCACGGAGGTTAACGTCCATTTCAACGATTTTCTCGCCGGAGTTTACGGTAGTTGCGATCTCGCTGGTCGTGTGGGCAATCGTGCGATAATCCTTGACTGGAAGTTTGGCGATGGCGTCGCCGTCGAAGCCGAAGAGAGCGAACAGCTTATGTTCTACACCGCCGCGGGTATGCGGACGGCGGAACTGGCGTGGGTGTTCGACGGCATTGAAGAGATCGAGCTTATCATAGTCCAGCCGCCATATGTGAAGCGTTGGGTGACGACGATAGAACGCATCAAGCAGTTCGAGCGTGCGCTGTATGACGCTGTGCAGACTTCGTTCCGACATGACGCGCCATATGCCAGCGGCGACCATTGCCGGTGGTGCGCGGCCAAGCCGGTCTGCCCGCTGCTGACGGGCAAGCTGGAGCGCGCCGTTGCGACGAAGGTGAAGGCTATAGACGCGGAGAAACTGGGAAATGCTCTGGAAATGGCGGCGCTTGCGGAAGACTGGGCTAAAGGCGTCCGCGAGTTGGCGCAGACGTTGTTGGAAAACAACGTGCCGGTCCCTGGCTGGAAACTTGTCCCCAAAGGCGCCCGTCGACAGTGGGCGAATGAGGAAAGAGCTAGAGAAAGTCTTACAGAAATGGGACTGGATACCGAGGAATTGATCGTAACCGAATTGAAGTCGCCGGCACAAATCGAGAAAGCGCTGAAGAAGCACAAGCTTCAATTGCCGAGCGACCTGACGGTTTCGATCTCATCAGGTAACACGATAGCGCCGGAGAGTGATCCCCGTCCTGCCGTGCTTACGATAGGCAAGGACATTCGTTCTGCCTTCTCTAAACTTGAGGTGAAGTAATGTCTAATATCGTGAAGTTCGGTAACGCCAATCTCCCCACCGCTACGTCGCTTGCGGCGTCGCTGCGCAGCCTCGACGTGGACGCGGGTGTCGGTTCGGTCATCCTTAAGATGGACAAGACCGGCCACTGGGTCTACGGCGCGGACCAGACTGAGATCGACAAGGAAGGGCGTTGGGCGGTCAATCCGTTCTCGTTCGTCCACGGTTTCATTGCGTGGGGAGAGGGCGAGGTGCTTGGCGAGAAGATGGTGTCCATTACGGAGCCGCTTCCCGAACTGGACGTGCCGCCGCCTGGCGCTAAGCGTGGGTGGGAGCCGCAGATCGGCATGAGCGTCAAGTGCCTTTCTGGCGAGGATAAGGGCGTCGAGGCGCGTTACACGGTCACATCCGTGGGCGGTAAGCGCGCGATGCACCAGCTTGCCATGAAGGTTGCCGATCAGGTGGAGCAGAATCAGGATGCGCCCGTGGCGATTCTGAAGCTGGGTTCCGAGTATTATCAGCACAAGAGCTACGGTCGTGTGTATACGCCGGTGTTCGACATCATCGACTGGGTTTCGTTGGAAGGCGAGCCCGCAGACGCTCCGGCGGATGCGGTCGCTGACACCGGCCGTCGTCGTCGTGGCTGATAATAGGGAGAGTGGGGGCGCAAGCCCCCGCTTTTTTAAATGAAAATCCTCGACATCATCAAGGAAGAGGCCGCGCGAGGCGGCTACACGGTCGCGCAGATCTTGGCGGATGATCGAACGTTGCGCATTACCAAGTTGCGTCAATACGCCATGTGGCGGGCGCGGGCGGAAACCAAACGGTCGCTGGCTGAGATTGGTCTTATGTTCAAGCGCGATCACACGACGGTCCTGTATGCGTATCAGAAGATAGATGCGATGCCCTCTGACGTGCGAATAGCCCTGCCGCCGATGTTCCTTGTGCCGCCTAGATTCGCGTCTGTTTCACACGGAGCGCGGCGGTATCTCGGCCGTGAGTGTGCGCGCTGTCATGGCCGTGAGCGTTACGTTGCGAATAGCGGCTGCGTGGAGTGTAAGAGACTAAACAATTGGGCGACTCGACATGCGAAAAATAGTCTGGGAACCAGAGATGGACGAGCAGATAAGGCGCTTGGCTGCGTCGCGGTTGAGCAGCCGAGAGACTGCTGAGCGGTTGGGTTTGCCGCATGAGCGCGTAAAGAAGCGCGCCGCGCGGATCGGCGTGCGGTTCGGCCGATATACCGCCGCCCAGAAGAACGCGCCTGGCGGCCATCGCGCCGCCGACGAGCGTAGCGCCGAGCTACTGAGACAAGTGGGGATGAGGATATGACTGACGAAATCGAACGCCTGCGCGCCGAACTCGCCGCCGAGCGGGAGCGCGTGAGAGAGCTTACGGAAGAAATGCAAGAGCGCCGTGATGAATTTGCGGCGTATCGCATAGACGTAAATGACCGCATAACCAAGCT